CCTTCAAACGAAGCATCTTCCACCTTGGTAATTAGCTTTGTACAACCAACTAAAGCATCATACGCTTCTTTTGTAATCTCTTCAAGAGGAGCTTGTTTAAAGCCATGCTCATTGTGGAGTAAAAACGACAGTGATTTATGGTTATTCTTGTAGTTCTTAGCCAAGTATTTCTTAATCTCTGGCAACTCTTCCTTACGATAATAGACAGTACAGCTCACGCTATTGTCTGACCAGTTCTCTTGCAACCACTTAACTACTTCTAGTTGGTCAATAGCAGTCATCTCAGCAGCAATCTTTGTACCTTCAGGATAAGCAAAAGGAAAAGATACTACCATTGTACTGTGGTCATCAGTGCCATCAAAGTTACGCTGGAACTCTACAGGGTATCCATGCTCACGACACACCTGCACTAAGCTATGGTCCGCAGCGATACGGATACGTCTAATCATGTAGTGGCTATAAGCAGGGTGGCATCCTGAGGTTACACCTGGTAACAACGATAGAGTGCCTGAAGGTTTAACTGTAGTCAACTTGATTGATTCAGGAAAACCATGCTTAGCAGAGTACTCTTTATCAAAAGCACGTAGCTCTGTATAGGCTTCATTCAACCAAGAGCGTTGTTCGTCAGAAGCCTGGAGAACTCCAGTAACGCCAATACCCATACGCATATTCTTATGGACGATATCGGCTGTTTCCTGTAAATGGCAAGGAAGAGAAAGGCTATGCTTATTAATGCGATAAAGGAGTGTGCAGATATCAACGAATTCTTCCTTAGAGGTTACATTAGATAAATAGACTTCAGCTAAGCAGCAAGTCTCATAAGCTGCCAAAGACTGCTCAGCACATGGGTTATAGCCCATAACGTCAGGGTCAGGATAATTAGTGTCACCAAGACGACCAATCTTGCGACTGAGACGCAGGTTAATAAGACCGTAAGGCTCTCCTTTACCTTCGTAGCCATCCCAGAAATACTCATGGAGGTCTTTAATGTCGTTACACACCACCGAGTTATTAGACATAGCACGCCAAGAAGGAATATTTCCCATATCCCAACGCTTAGCAAGAAGATATTCCACGTCATCTGCATCTCCAATAGCAATTTGTGCTGAACGACGTACATTACCTGCTACGACGATTGCACCAATAATATTCATAATGTCCAAGCAATCAATAGGACGTAGCTTCTTACCTGCACGCTTCTCAAGGATAGTACTTACCTTAGCGATACCTTCACAAAGGTCTTCAGGGCCTGATGCAGTGCCTCCAAAGCCCTTAATAACAGCACCACGACCACGTACTAATACAGTGCTATAAGTAAAGGTAGGTTCTTTAACGCTTAAGAACGCTGCTTTGAGCGTTTTGCCAAGGAGACTGACCCAGCCTTCCCTTGAATCAGGAACAATAAAATCCGCATCATTTGTATCCAAACGAGTAGGGGCAGTAAAATTAGGATTGACTTCAGGAAGTTTTTCAACGTTTTTCCTTTGAATGTTATAACCTACGCCAGAGCCTAACATCAATAGGTCCATAGCCCAAGTAAAGGGACGAACAGGTTCATCAATTACAGTGAATGCACAGTTCTGTAACGAGGCTAAGCCTAACTTGCCTACAGTGTCTGTACCCATCTGCCAAAGGAAACGACCTGCTACAGTTCCTTTGAGTTCTGTTAAATATTTGCGTAAACGCTCTTGCTCTTTCGCTGTAAAGTTACAACCTAATTGGGTGTTAGCTGCTTTAATAACTCGTTCTACTGTCTGTGGAAACTCTTCTGTCTTGCTGGTGATGTCTGCTTCGTCTAAGCGACGTGCATAAGTTCTCTTGTAGGTAATGTAGCCTACTGTGCTAAATGGTGTTGTGTACATCTTGTCCTTAGTGTCGTGTGTTTTTCTTATATTTTTCTGTCATCATTGCATCTGCCATTTTATAGCAGAAGATAGCTATGAACTCACAGTACTCTTCTACATTTGATTCTGGTACTCCAGCAGAGTCTATTGCTCCTGAGAGTACTGAAGTAGCAAAGAAGTCTCGCAGCCCAGGTATCTCATCTTTGATTGGAGGACCCATATCGTGTAACGGCTTTTTAGTTGTCATCATCGTCCTTTAATAGTTGTTCTAATACATCCGCTTTTTCTTCTATTACATCTAAGAATCTTTCACAGATATCCTCGGTAGTTAAACCAAGAATATCTGTGATATCCATCTCATCTAGTTGCTTCAGTCGATAGATTATATCAGTGAGAGTCAAACTCATCAATCATCCTTTGAATATACCATGCTGCTTTACGCAAATCAGTAATTCCATTCTTATGTTTCCAACGCCATAGATACTTAATAGCGTTACCTGTACACATTGCTTCCATGCCATCAAGATGTTGCACAACTTCGTTAATAGCATCAATACATTCAATACCACCTAGACGATAGTAATCAGGATTAATATTATCTTTGGTAGAACCAGGTGGGTAGTAGGAGTCAGAAGGGCCTGCTCCGTAAGTAGTTTTATTATTTTCCATTTTTAACATCATGCAGTCTTGACAAAAAGTGTGGTAAAGCCTTTTATGATAAAGGCATTCGTTCATGTTAGCCCCTTCACCTCGACGGAGGGCTTGATTGATTTAGTACCTTGAGACCAGCTTCCGCAATCTCTGCACTGATATCGTTGATAAGTCCCAGTAGACGAGACAGCATTACCACGCTTTTGAAGTCTAGTCCCAGCACAGGTGGGGCACACAGCACTATCGGCAAAAAGATTACTATTAGGATGAGATTTAATCCATGGAAGAAGACGGCAATACAGAGATTCAAGCAAAACGACATCTTGAATATTATACGTTTCCATACGCTTCCAAGCATCTTTATCTCCATTCATGCACTTGACCCAGAGGTCATGTCCTTCGTGTTCTTGTTTCTTTCCTAGACCTAGTCGCTGAGCAACGTAGTCCAGTTTGTTGCTAGGAAAACGGAACTGGCTACGAGCAACACGTAAAAGGTCAATCTGTTTATAAGGTGAGGGCGGACTATAATGATGTAAGAGAAATTCCTTGTTAAGAGTAGGAATGTCAAACTTAGTACCATTATAATGAATGACGGCATCTGCAGCATTGAGTAAGTCATAGATACCTTTCAGCATCTTCTTTGGTTTAGACTGGTGAACAGAATCAAATATGATTTCATCTTCACCAAGCCACTTAGCAGCCCAGCAAAGTACATACGAAGATTCCATTAGTTGATTGATTCCAACGTTCTGTTGCCATAAGCCCCAGACATGTGCTACGTTAGGTGAGGACTCTATATCAAGTAATAGTATCTTCATTATTTATTTCCATGTTTTTTAGCTTTTTTGCTTTTAACAGGGAAACTTGGTAGGTCTTCTTTATCGGCTTGTTCTTCATGTCCACGAAGGATAGCTGCTCTCATCTCTTTTACTTCAGCACTAGCGTATTCGTTAAGTTCAAATACTTGGCAGAAAGTATCCATTAATTTTGAACAATGTAAATCAATATTGTATTCAATAGCCATGATGTAATTGTGTTCATCATCTTCGGACAATAATTCAGGATGGTCGTACATTCTCCATCTTAGCATTGAAACTTGGTCTTTAATAGCCCAGATATTCATAATGTCATTTTCTAAATCAAATCTGTCTTTGCTCATTTTAACCCTTTCTTGGTTTACCGAACATGGAATTAGACACCTGTAATCGTGCTAATATCCCTTTGCCTTTATCTTCCCACTTGCTTATTAACTTCAACAACTGCTTAAACTCATCTACCGTCATTGCTCCTTTAGCACCATTAAGAAAAGGAGAAGTAATACATAAATTACTTAAACCGAAAGACCCTCCTCTTGCTATCGGTATCATATGGTCTACACCAAACTTCCTATCTAATGCTTCTCCAGTAAAATAACAAGTATAAGGATACTTTTTATTTAACCAGTCAATTATATCTAATCTAGATGGTACTTCTTTTATATCTACTCCCATTTGTTTAGCTTTTCTTATCCAGTTACTTCTAAACTGTGTTGCTTTATACTTATGAAAATCATGTTCTTTTAAATTTGCAGTATGTTGCTGCCTATACTTTTTAGAACATGCTTTACACCATCCTTGATTTTTAGAAAATAAATGTAACTTTTTATTTCTATTACATTGAGGACATTTTTTCATTTAAACAATTTCTTAATTTTTTTAAATAATTCATACCAATCCACACTTGTGCTTATAGGTTCATAAGCAGGAATTTTAATTTTTTGTGTTGCAACAGTCGGCCTTTTTGTTTTGCTGAGCTTGTCTTCATTTAACCACCCTATTGGCTCCGCTTCCACAACTGCATCGGGATTCCTAACACCCTCGAAGACATTCCAGAGAACTTCTTTTTTAGCGAAGTTAGTGAATAGTCCGACTTCCAATCCGAAAGCTTCGATTTCCCAAGGCAGTGAGTAATAGTCCACTGCATCACTGTCAATGGCTTCACTTTTCCACTCCGTTTGACTGTCATTTAAATCTCCCTCGACATACTGTTTAATATGCACAAACTCGTGTGCAAGTGTTTTTAATATTTCTACACCACTGATGTAAGGATGGAG